ACTTGAACCAAAAAATTAAAACTTTAAAAATTAAAAATGAAGTTATTAATATGAGTGAATCAAAAAAACAAATGGATTTAGGGGTATCTTTATTAAATGAAAACTATAAGTTTGTTGGTAAAACAAATCAAGAAAATTTAGTATTCACTAAAAATGGTAGACAAGTTAAAGTAACACCAAGAGGAAGAGTTATATGAATTTAGTTTATGTAAACGAATTGGGACCTAACTACAGGGGAGATAATATTTACGAATTTATCTTTTCTGATATTGATGATGTTTGGGGTGAAGATTGGGATGCAGAACCAGCGGCAGGTAAACCACTACCACCTAATGTTGAATATATAAGAAAAGTAGGGGTTTTAAAAAATTCAGAAATAAATTTAACCTTAATTCAAAACTCAGATTTTTTTGGTGTTTATGACGCAATAGAAGGTGTTATTGCTTTAGCTTGGGAAAGATCTGATAGTGATGATATTTTAATTCACAAAAGAAAAAGGTTAGTTTTTCAATACGGAGAAAGTGTTGAAACTGTAGAAAATAAATTATACGAAAGAGATGTCGTATTAAAATGGGAGAAAAATTTAGTAAGCGATGAAACACATTAACCCTAAAATTGCAAGATTATTACACGAAGGTATTTCTATGTCAACATTAGAAAATATGTCTAATGATCAATTAAATTTACTATATAATAAAATTGTTAAAGAACAAACAGTCCCACCAAACAAAACAGAGACAGTAACTGCAACTAAAACAACCGTACCACAGGGTGGAAATGCGACAGTAGCGGCAGGTTCTAAAGTTGAGGTTCAGGGAAATAGTGCTATTATAACAACAACCGAAACCGAATTAGGTGAAGAAGAAAAGGTTGGTAAAAAGAAAGAAGTTAAAGAAAGGGCTAAATCAAAAAAACAACAACAATTTTTTGGTATTGTAAGGGGAATGCAAAAAGGAGATACACCTAAAAAAGGTAAAGCAGGTGAAGCGGCTAAAGAAATGAAACAAAAAGATGTTAAAGATTTTGCAAAAACAAAACACAAAGGTTTACCTGAAAAAGTAAAACCAAAGAAAAAAGAAACAAAAGAAGAGGATGAAGTAAAAAAACTAGAGGAGAACATAATGAGTTTAGTTGAAAAACATCTTTATCCTGAATTTAGTAAAAGAGATTTATTAAAAAATTTAAATAAAAGATAAACCTGATGAATGTCGTTATCAAAGGAACAAGCCTTATTAGAATATGCTAAATGTGTAAATAATACTCCTTACGCACTTAAAACATATTTACAAACTTACGACAACACACAATCAAAATACGTTCCCTTAGAACTTTTTAATGACCAAGTAACACTTGTAAAAGATTACGATACTTGTGAAGAAAATATCGCATTAAAATATAGACAAGCAGGGGTGTCTACAGTAACCTCAGCTTGGGCATCAAAAAGATTAGTTTTTGCTCGTAAAGAAAAACCTGAAAAAATCCTAATAATTGCAAACAAAATGGATACTGCCGTGGAAATGGCAAATAAAGTTCGTGCATTTGTTGACCAATGGCCAAAATGGATGGGTGTTGGGTTTTCTTCTGAAAAAAACTCACAGAGACACTTTAAATTAACTAATGGTTGTGAAGTTAAGGCGGTTGCAACATCAAAAGATGCCTTACGTGGTTATACACCAACAATATTGATATTTGATGAGGCCGCGTACATCAATGCGGATGAAGACTTTTGGTCTGCTTGTATGGCGTCCCTTTCAACAGGAGGTAAAGTAATTGTAATATCAACACCAAACGGATTTGACCCAATTTATTATTCTATTTACAGTCAGGCAGTTAAAGGAATGAATGACTTTAGAATAACTGAAATGTATTGGTTTAGAGATCCAAGATACTCTAAAGATTTACGACTAATTAAATGTGATGATATTGTTCATTATATGTTAAATAGAGGTGATTATGTTGATACAGATATCACAATTGATTATGGTGATATAAAAGTTAGTGAAAGAAACTTTGAAGAGATAAAACAAAAAATAGAAAACGAAGGGTATAAGGCTTATAGTTCTTGGTTTGAGGCAATGGCCAAAAAATTAAAGTTCGATAAAAGAAAGATATCACAGGAGTTGGAATGTAATTTTTTAGGTTCGGGGGATAATGTTATACCCGCAGAAACTATGAAAAAAATTAAAGAAAAACACATTAAAGAACCTGAAAACAAACTTATGGGTGGGGCTCTTTGGCAATGGAAAGAACCTGTTGCGGGTCACAGATACATAATGGGCGTCGATGTATCAAGAGGAGATAGTGAAGATTTTAGTACTTTATCTATTATTGACTTTGATGAAAGAGAACAAGTACTTGAATATATAGGTAAAGTTCCTCCTGATATTTTAGCAGAAATTGCCTATAAATGGGGTACCATGTATAATGCGTTTATTGTAACCGATATTACTGGTGGAATGGGTGTTTCGACATCAAGAAAACTACAAGAACTTGGTTATAAAAATTTATACGTTGATGGTGTTAATCCTGCAGATAAATGGAAGTGGGATCCTAAAAATCAAGATAAAATACCGGGGATTAACTTTAATTCAAAAAGAGTATTAATCATACAGGCGTTTGAAGAAGCATTAAGATTTGATTTCTCTATGAGGTCACAAAGGTTGTTTAACGAATTAAACACTTTTGTTTATGTAAACGGTAGGCCTGATCACCAAAAAGGTCAACACGACGATTTAATCATGGCATTTGCTATGGCGGTTTATGTTGGGGAAACTTCGTTTGCACAATTAGAAAAGGCAACTGAACAAGCAAAGGCTATGTTAGATTCTTGGTCAACAGACAAAAAAGCGTTTGCAGACTCCTCAATGAATTTTAATCCGGGGGTACCCGTATCTACTTACAACAATAATGGATACCATAGAAACACATTAACACAAAGTGATTATGAAAAGTATTTATGGTTATTCGGTAATAGAAGAGTTTAATTTTTTCATTGTAGAATTACTTTTAAAATAAAAAAAATATGGCAAAAAATAATTTAACGGTTTGGCAAAGGTTAGGGAAAGTTTTCGGTCCTAATTCTACTATGGATCAAGAATCTCCCGTTTTTAAATTTGATAAGAAGGAATTATTAAAAACAACAGACAAAAAAGAATACGAAAACGAAAAGTTACAAGCACAACAAACAATGTACATTGGAAAACAATGGCAAAAAGTTGAAAGTAATTTATATCAGCAAGCGGTTTATTATGAACCAACAAGAATGGCGTCTTATTATGATTACGAATCAATGGAATATACTCCTGAAATTTCTGCAGCATTAGATGTATATTCTGAAGAATCGACAACACCAGATAAAGATGGACACATTTTAAAAATATATTCGGAGTCAAAAAGAATAAAATCTGTATTGGTTGATTTGTTTAATAATAGGTTGGACATTAATACAAATCTTGCGATGTGGACAAGAAACACATGTAAATTTGGTGATAATTTTATTTATCTTAAATTAGACCCTGAAAAAGGAATTGTCGGGTGTCAGCAATTACCAAATATCCAAATTGAAAGGTTAGAGAAGGGTATGAGATTCCAACCTGACAAGTACTCACAAGAAATGGAAAACGACGCCCTGAAGTTTGTTTGGAAAGAAAAAAATATGGAGTTCAATACTTGGGAAGTTGGTCATTTTAGAATATTGGGTGATGATAGAAAACTTCCTTATGGTACATCTATGTTAGAAAAGGCTAGACGTATTTGGAAACAACTTTTATTATCTGAAGATGCTATGATGGTTTATCGTGTTTCAAGAGCACCTGAAAGAAGAGTGTTTAAAGTGTTTGTTGGTAACATGGATGATAAGGATGTGGATGCGTACGTACAAAAAGTTGCCAGTAAATTTAAAAGAGACCAAATTGCAGATCCAAATACGGGTAATGTTGATATGAGATATAACCAATTAGCAGTAGATCAAGATTATTTTATTCCTGTTAGAGATCCGGGTGCAACAAACCCAATTGAAACATTACCTGGAGGAACAAACTTAGCTGAAATTGCTGATATTGAATATATTCAAAAGAAATTAGTTACAGCATTAAGAATACCAAAGGCGTATTTAGGATTTGAAGAGGCGGTTGGTGATGGTAAAAACTTATCATTACTTGATATTAGATTTGCAAGAACAATAAATAGAATACAAAAATCTATGATTGCTGAATTAAATAAAATTGCAATTATTCATTTATTTTTATTAGGGTTTGAAGATGAATTAACAAACTTTACTCTTTCATTACACAACCCATCTAAACAGGCTGATTTACTTGGTGTTGAAGTTTGGAAAGAAAAAATACTATTGTATAAAGATGCCGTCGCTGAAATACAAAATTCGGTTGCGCCGGTTTCTGCATCATGGGCTAAAAAACATATTTTAGGGTTTTCAGACGAAGAAATAAGATTAGATTTACAACAACAAAGAATAGAACGTGCGGTTGCGGGTGAATTGGCAAAAACTGCCGAAGTTATTAGTAATACAGGAATATTCGACAATATTGATGCCCTTTACGGTAAAAAAGATGGTGCTGCTGGTGGTGCTGGTGCTGGTGCCGCTGCGGGTGGAGAAGCTGGTGGAGAAGCTGGTGGATCACCTCCTGATATGGGAGGTATGGGAGGTGAAACTGCACCTGCAGAACCACCATCGGCAGGTGGAGCAGAACCACCAACAACAGAAAGGCTAGTTAGAAATGACTTAGATTTGATACTTGAAAGAAACCTTTTTAATGATGATGAGGTATTAGAATTATCAAAAGGTAGAAATTCATTAGTGGAAATTAATAACAAACTGAGAGATTTAATTGATAAGTGATATTTATAAATAAAAAAATATATGAACACTTTTGGCACAATCAAAACAAAAATAGAAAACACGGCAATTGAATTAGCAAAAAAACCTGAGTTTAAAAGGTTTATTTTTGAATTTAAACATTTGGTTTTAGAAAATAAGGACCTATCTGAGTTGTATTACATTTATGACGATCTATCATCAAATAAAGGTCTTCCTAACGACATAGCAAATGATTACATTAACGAATCAATTGAATATTCTCAAATACTTTTGGAGAGTCAAGGTAACAGATTAAAAGATATTAATGTTTGGATAAATTCTTGGAATAAAAATACCTCTAATAATTATTCTGATATAGATACCGCAATATACAAAACCGGTATAAAAAATTTAGAAAATATTTTAGAATCTAAAAAAAATATTAAAAATATAATTACAAAAGAAGAAAGTAGAAAAGAAATTACTGAAAGTATTAATATACCAA